CCCGGCTGCTGCCTGACTGCAGAGGCAGATGAAGATGCGGACAGATCTTTTTACTCTCAGCCATCACCTCGATCAGTTCATCGGACAGATCCTTTGGATGAGAGGTCATGAACCGGATCCTCTTCAGTCCTTCAATCTTTTCAATCTCTTTTAACAACTGTGCAAATGTAATCGGATGCTCCAGATTTTTTCCATAGGAATTTACATTCTGACCAAGCAGCATGACTTCCACCACACCGTCCGCTACCAGATGTTCGATCTCTCTTACGATATCTTCCGGATTCCGGCTTCGCTCACGGCCACGGACATACGGTACGATACAGTAACTGCAGAAGTTGTTGCACCCAAACATAATGTTGACACCGGATTTGAATTTGTATTTTCGATCTACCGGCAGGTCTTCCACGATCTGATCGGTATCTTTCCAAACATCGATGATCATCCGGTCCGATTCCATAGCATAACACAGAAGTTCCGGGAACTTGAAGATGTTATGGGTTCCGAAGATCAGATCCACGAACCGGTAACTCTTTTTCAGTTTTTCCACCACATGTGCTTCCTGCATCATACAGCCACACAGCGCGATCATCATATGTGGCTTCTTCTTTTTCATGCTGCCAAGATATCCCAGACGGCCATAGACACGCTGGTTGGCATTCTCACGGACTGTACAGGTATTGTAAATAACAAAGTCTGCTTCGTCTTCTTTATCTGTCTTGATATAACCGACCGCCTCCAGAATACCATCCAGTTTTTCGGAGTCGCGGGCATTCATCTGGCAACCAAAGGTTGTGACATGCGCGAAAAGTGGACGCCCTAGTTTTTTAGATAATTCTTTTACATATTTACGGGCTTTCGCAATATAATAATACTGTCGTTCCGGTTCTTCTATTGGCGGTGCTGCTTCCAGATCGACCGCGTTTATCAATTCTTCTTCAAATAATTTATTTTCATTCATGGTTAGATTTCCTCTTTCTGTTCATGTTTATACGATTTTATATTATATCTGATACAGTTCTTTTTTTCAATGAGAAAAAGCCATGCTTTCGCATGACTTTTCCCAGTGACATATTTTATTTTAAGAAGGTATGAGACATTTTTGTTGTTAAGTTACATTATTTTACGCGGATTTTCTGCCCGACGTAGATTTTGTTCGGGTTGCTGATTCCGCTAAGTTGTGCGATCTTCTGGTATGTAGTGCCATACTTCGCCGCGATTCCTGATAAGGTGTCGCCACTCTTTACCGTGTAGTACACTGCGCCAGATCCGTTTCCCGTGCTTTGCCCGTTAATGATCTTCTGTACGGCGTCGTATTTGCCGCCTAATACGGCTTTTCTCACGTCGCCATTTCCGTATCTACCCGCCTTCGTTTCGGCTGCCAGTGTTGCCGCTGACGCTTCCTGAATGTGGTTGATCTCGCTTTGTACTTCATTGTAGCGCGAACCCAACGCCGCTTTTCTTGTGTCGCCGTTTCCATACTTCCCAGTCATTACACCGTAAACCAGATCAAGGACTGATCCGTTCGGTGCGTCTGCTTTCGGTGTCTGGATTGCCTGTGTACCTTTTGCGTAGGCTTTCCATGCTGCCGCGTCCATGTATGCGATATTCATATCCAGATTTCCGTTGTAACCGGATAAACGGCCGGCGGAAGAATACTGGAAGATCGCGGGTGTTCCCCATGCTCCGAAGCCCTTTGCGTCCGTCCATGGGTTTGCCTGATAGCCTGTCGCGTTATTGTTCGCGTACTGTGCAACCCATAAACCATATTCGGCAGCTACCGCCGCCCAGTCATGTTGACGGCATACGCTTTTCGACATATAGATCAACGGCTTTACGCCTGTAAGATCTCTTACTTTGTCAAGAAACGGTTTTGCGACTGCCGGCCCCTGAGAAAACTTCGCGTTCTGCTCCCCTTCCCAGTCAAGAACCAGAATAGCGTCGCCGATATACCCTTTAATGTTGTTTACGAAATGTTCTGCTTCTTTGGCCGGATCGCCGCCTGAAAAATAATGATATACGCCCAGTAACCGGCCGGCGGCTTTCGCCTGCTGATATGCCCGGTCGCAATCAGAATTTACATAGCTTGTACCCTGTGTTGCTTTGATGATTACGAAATCGGCGGGAACTTTTGAAAGGTCAATGCCTTTCTGCCACCCGCTGACGTCAATTCCATTCATACTCATATTATTTTCGTCCTTTCCGCTCATATACGCGCGTTTCCTTCATCATTGCGTCCGCTTTCAGCGCGGGAACTGTGAAGCTGTTGTTCTTCCACCATGCAACCAGTGCGGCCGCGGTGGAAAATCCAAACGATACAACCTGTGTCACGGTTTCGTCGCTGATTGGTAACGGGCTTTTTCCGAAAATTGCAAGTCCGCTGTTAATTATGGTTAAAACCAGAATCGCGGTTCTTGCAATAGTGCCTTTACTCACTTTCATGTGTATTTCTCCTTTCTCCATGTTCTATATTTTGCAATCTTGTTTCATGGTCGTTTAGTCTTTTGTCCTGTTCGTCGTTATGCTCCCAGATCCTTCTATGGCTCTCTGTGTTTTTGTTCTGCATGGCCGCGAATTGTCCGTCTAAATTCTTACAAGTGACGGTTAATTCTGTGATCGCTTTTGTCAGTGTTACGATCGGACGTACAAGCGCGATAATTCCGCCGCCTAACGTGATAAGCATAACAATAACGTTCCATTCATTCATCTTTTCACTCCTTCCACCCGCCTTTCTGTTATGATTCTATTTCTTTTATTCGGTCATTTCTGACCTGTTTTATTTTTCCTCTGTTCCAGTCAGTTTTTTATATTCTTCGTCGGTCAGTTTCCCGCGCGCCTTTGCCTGATCGACCATTTTTAACCACTGTTCATATTCAAATTTCTTTTTCATTTTCAAGAGAATGTTATACATACGTCCCGCCCCCCCCCTTCTTATTCTGGAATATATACATCTGTCATTTCTGCCAAATATTGCAGCAATAACGCTTGCGATTCCACTTTTTCTTCCAGTTCTGCGATTTTTTCTTCCGGCTTCTTTTCTCTTTCCGGTTCGTATGTGGCATACTTATCCGGGTTTTTCTTTACGTCGTCCAGATCCACCGTGCCTGTTTCTGCTGTAATCTCCGTATAGTCGTATTCATAGAATGTCTGCGGCTCGTCCTGTCCTTCCGGTGTTTCCTTTACTGTCTTACCGTTCAGGCATAAAAAAATATAATCTTTTCCGTTAAGCTGCTTCACGGTAACTTTGTTTTGCCTTTTGTCGAATCTTGCTTTCATGCGAAACTACTCCTTTACATACTTTTATTGTTTGTGCTGTCTGATACTTCTTTTTGATCTTCTGACTGTTTGTGTGATCTAAAATTCCTTTATACGACGCGCACTTTCTAGCAAGCCATAGTGGGGTCTTTTTCTTTTGCTTTATGAGTGCCTGCGCTTTCTTATATGCCCGGCGCACACGCAAGAATACGCGCTGTCTAATCGTGATATGGTGTCTATATATTCTTACACCCATAATGTCGATGAAATGTCCGTCGTCCTTTCGTTTCATTACGGTTGTAAATACGATCCAGTTGTCTTTTATTTTCAGTCCCAGTTCTTCCGCCTTTTGCGTGATTAGCTTCATAGCTTTGTGAATGTCTTTCGCATTTGTGCCAAGAATCAAGATATCATCCATATAGAAAAGTTGATGCAATACCAGTTTTATTCGTTCCATGATTCCGTTTCTTTTCTTCCTGATCCTGTACATTCTTTCGGCTATTTCGTGGTATATCTGCGATAAAAAGACGTTGCAAAGGTACTGACTTAAATATGATCCAATGCTTAATCCTGTTTCGAATGTTCCGATCAGAAGCGCGATCAGGTTTAATAACGGTTCGTTTTTAATATATTTTCTTAAAAACTCCATGACCTTTTTCCGATCGATCGATGGATAGCATTTCTTTATATCACATTGCCCGGCGTATCTGATATTCTTATTTCGTAACCATTTCTTGATCGCTTTGATCCCGTATGACTGCCCTTTGTGTTTCAGTGCCGCGCATTGATATTCACCGATTCTTTTCAGAAAATCTTTCATTGCTTCCACGGCGATATAATCGTAAATCTGTTGTTTGATATTTTGAATCCCGATCCGGCGCACCTTCTGACTGGAAGCGTCGATCTTTTCTTTGTACCATATCGGTTTGAATTTTATTTTGTTCTGGATCAGTTCTTCGCGTATGCCGTCCACTGCTGTTTCAGCGAACAGTCGTAACGCTTTGATTCCGAATTCTTCAAACGCTCCCTTGATAAAATCTTTTGGAAGCCCGGAATATTCCGAAAACATTTCCAGAACGTCATTTCTTTTATATTTATTTCTTAAACATTTATGCACCGCCTTTTGAATCAATTTTCTATCTGTTATATCTACATTCTTGCAATATCGTTTCATTCGATTGTCTTTATAAGGGCTTTCGGTTTTTACTACTAACCCCGACGACCGGGCGAACCCCGGCCGTCCTTACTCCTTCATCTCTAAAGTTTTGGTAGGTCTATAAAAAGTATTTCGGGCAACCGCCCAAGAGCCTGTTTAGGCTACACCCTTTACGGGTGCGAAATACGACGCAAAGTATTTTGTAAAATGAAATAAACAATTTCAACCGAGGTAGTTCCAGTTCGTCCTGTCGAGCCTGTTCCTGCAATTCACGTAAACGGGACCGCCATTCGCGCCATTCCTGAGATTACCGCGTGCGTCGTAAGTCCTTCTATGCCGTCCGGTCGTATTAGGGGCGATCCCCTCTTCCCTAAAGGGAATTCACCCCCGACGACCTACTGTATCAATCGCAACCGAGGAAGTTCCAGTTCGTCCCGCCGAGCCAGCTCCAGCAATACACGAAAACGGGACCGCCACTCGCGCCATCCCCGAGATTACCGCGTCCAAGGTCTTCTCTTGTTCCTGATGTGTTCTTTCCGCCTGCATAGCAACGATCGCCCCAACCTTGCCGATCACTGCTGCCGACTGCCTTCACAAACCATGTGCAAGTTTCCGTATCTACTCCGATATCTCCGATCCAGAAATCCGCGCCGTCGTTTGCCGGAATGTTGCCAATCAGTTTATATGTGCTTTTGATTGTTGCTTCGTCTGTGACGTGTTTTGTCCCCCGGCGGGCGATATATACATCTTTGCTATAATCTTCTTTGAATACCATCACGGAATCTGCATATACGATATATCCGCCGACCGCATCTTCGATACCCATAACTCTATACGGGTGTTTGCCGTCTGTGTTCGACGTCAACGATCCGTCGTGTTTTCCGATAACCCGATCTGTTGATCCGCTCCACCAGTGCATAGAAGACATTGTGATCGGTGCGTTTACTGTGTCGCTGATCGCGACCGGTGTTGTCGTGAACCCTTCTTTCACGTCCAGATATACCGCTTTGTTGTTTTCGTCCAAATCTTCGATTCTCAATACCTTTACATCGTCCGCGTATTTGTGAATCGTACCGACGCCGCGATCGTTATTTACGTTTGATCCGCTTACCGAACCATAGCCGACCGATACATACGCGCCGACGATAACATTTGCCGCCTGTGCATTTGTTACCGGAAAATAGGTTTCTTTCGTGTTTCTCTGTACTGCTGCCGCATACTGGAAGTTATAGTTTGTCGTTCCCTGAAAAATAGTCTGTTCATTCTTTGTTGCATACTTGATAATCTGATACAGGATTCTATATAGGTTTCTTTCTTTTCCGCCGCCCCAGTAGCCTTTTCCTTTCTTCTGGTAGTTTGTAATCATGTTGTTGTAGCACTGATTTCTTTCCGGTTTGGAATTTTTAAAGGATCGCAAAAGTCCGTCTGTTCCGATTCCGCTTACATATTTACTATGTACGACATACGGGGCGAAGTTTCCGTCTTCTTTCTTTGCGGTTTCCCAACCTACAAGCCCGTATTTATCGTTCGGCGTATCTGACAACGTCCAGATCTGCTTCCCGTCTTTTTCTTCCACGTTCCAGTATGGCGTCATAGCAATTACGCCGACATCTACCGAACCGTCATTCTTGAAGCCATTTCCCCAACCTTCAACCGCCGTCGGGACCTTCCGGCCGTATTCGTTCGTTACGTAGTTGCAGTTAAACCATGTAAAGATCCCGATACCTTCGTAGTCGTCCTGTCCTTCTACCGTATCAGTTGACGGTTCGCATACTTTCCCGGCATTTGCAAGCGTTTTCGTTCCGTCCGACGTCGGATTTGTTACTGACAAATATAATTCTGTCTGATATATCTTTCCATTCCTCATAGAGCCGAAAAAGGCTTCCAGAATCTTTTCGTCAATAATTCCGCTTACGTTGTCCGCTACCGTCTGCGCCGCTTCTGTCGCCGCTTTTGCTGCCGTTGTCTGCTCTGTTGCTTTCTGTGCTGCGGCATTTGCTGCCGTTGTCGCTTCATTTGCTTTTGTAACTGCGCTATTCGCGTTCCCCGCCGCCGTTGTTGCTGCTCCGGCTGCTTCTGTTGCTTTTGTTGCTGCTGATGTGGCTTTTTCGGCCGCGCTGTTTGCCGCGCTTGCTGCGCCTGCTGCGCTGTTGGCCGCCTGATTTGCCGCTGCTGCTGCGCTGTTTGCTGTGCCTGTTGCTGATGTGGCTTTTTCGGCCGCGCTGTTTGCTGTGCCTGCTGCGCCGTTTGCGCTGTTGGCCGCCCGATTTGCCGCTGCGGCGGCAGTTTCTGCGATCTTTGCGTTTGCCGCCGCTGCCTGCGCTGCCTGATCCATATCGTTAAAAATTGTTCCCATAGAAAGAAATTCTTTGTCACTCACGAACCCGTCTGTCTTGTATACGGTTTCTACAATCTTCGTGTAGTAGGTTGCTGACTTCAATTCCTTTCCGCCTTTTAACAGAACGATTTCGCCTTTCCCGACGCCTGCAGCCGCTAACATCTGTTCCGTATATGTTACAAGAATTTCATTCCCTGACAGGGTGCAATCATTCAATACCGGGTTTCCGTCCGGCTTATAGTATTTAATCCGCGCGGTGCAACCCGTCGGGATTTCATACGGTTGTTTGTTTTGTAATAATGAGACGGCCAGAATTCGTGAACCCTTGTCGCCCTGTTTCATCACGACATATTCAAAAGGGCTTTTCCCGTCAAGTTCGATCGTGATCTTTTGTGTGATTGTGATATCTGCCATTAGTTTTCCCCTTTCTCTAGCATTGCCAACACTTCCGCGTATGGGTTGGTCATTGTTCCTGTTTCTTCCAATGTCGGACGGTCTTCCAGAAAACCGTTTTCCGGTGTGGCGATTATTGTTTGCCCGTCGTCATCTTCGATCCTGACAATGTTACAACCGTTTTTTAACGCCGTGTCAAGTTGTGCGTCTTTCGTCAGGAAGATTGCGTCGCCGTTTATTTCCGCTGCGTAGCCTTTCACTATTCCTTCGCCCCCTCTCCCTCATTTAATTCTTTCAGAAGTTCTTCCGGTGTTCCGGTGCGCGCTTCTGTCTGTGTTTCTTTCTGCATCGTGCGGATTCTCAAATTTTCATATGCTTCTTCTTTGAATTTTGCCGCTACCGCGTCCATGACGACCGTTTGAAGTGATAGTGGCGTTTCCGCCGCTTCCAATTCTCTTTTTGCCTTTTCGTAGATAATTCCTTCTAAAATCTGTAATGTTTCTCCCAGTTCCATTTTTTCTCCTTTACAGTGACGAAACCATAAGTCCATTCTCAAAACTAACAGTTGAATTCCACCATGTGATCGTCCCATCGCCGTTGTCCTGAATTTTGCTTATATATTTGAATGTGCCTGTTGCTCCGATATATGCAAGTGTGCCGATGTTGCTTGTTTTTCTTGTCGCTAACTGATTGACTGAAATTCTCATGCATCCGCCTTGTACTTGTAGGCCGTTGTATCTTGCCCCGGTGTCTACGTCCGTGGCACTTGCTGAATAGTCAATATATCCGTATTGTGTCGATCCATAACCACCAGTCAGTCTTCCGCTTCCTGCAAGTTCTACCCAGTACCCGGAATCATACCCACATTTCATAGATCCTTTTAATTGCGCGGACGTGCATTTCAAAATGCCGGATTCACTCATAGAAGAATAGGTCGCCGACCATGCAATCTTCGACGCTTTCAATCTGATAGAATCCGCCTTTTGCTCAATCAGGGATTCCGCCTGCGCCGATGTTACCCGGAGTTCGATCTTGTCTGCTTCTACTTTGATCGCCGCCCTTGCGTACTCTGCGACTGCTGCCGCCGCGACTGCTGCCACGTCCACGCCCGCTGCTTCGATTGTCTCTTTCAAATCCGCCAGTGCTGCGTTATATGCATCGAATTTCGTATTGACGTTTGCTTTCTCTGTCGCCGTGATCTTTTTGTCTGAAATTGCGTTGTTGATTGCGGTTATCAACGCGTTGTATGCGTTCGTGTAGGCGTTTTTCTTGCTTATAAGTGTTGACCGTGTGGCCGTCCGCTTTTTGTAATGCCACAACTTACGCATATTATTTTCGTATGGGTGCGACGTCTGGATCATTGACACGGTGGCAGCTTCGATCACTTCGTAAGTCGGAAGTGTGCTTTCCGTTCCGGTTGTATCTGCCGCCGTTGATACCTGTTTGATCTCGTCGATTGAAAATCCGTAGTATTTATTACCCGAACTATCCGAATACCATTGGATATAAATATCTGTTGACGGCACGATATACGTTTTCCCGGCAATATCCGCGCCGCTTACTTTGTCTAGTGCCTTATAGATTTTCCCGTCCTTCTGGTAGAATAAATGCAGATAATCGTATTTCGTGCCGCTTGATGATATTTCCGTCTTGCAATCTGTATTGAATTTAATCGAAAAATTACTTCCTGTTGTTGTTGACTGTCTCGAAGCTGAATCCAGAACCGCGTTGTATTGCTTTTGGATTGAAGCGTTGTCTTTTTCCAGTTCTTTGATATATCTTTCGATCGTCTGTGCTTCTGTTTCCGTGATTATGCCGTCCCGGAATGCTCCTTCGACATTTTCTTTGAAATCTTCCGCGTCCTGCTTTGTCAGTTTCAGATCGTCCGATATGGTCTTTTCTGCTGCCTGCGCTCTTTCCACTTCCGCCGTGATTGATTCGCCTGTTACTTCGAATCTTGACTTCATTTCCGATAACAGTTTCGCGTCGCCGTCGTCTGTGTACTTCTTTACGCTCTGTTTATACTCTACTGACAGGGATTCCGCGTTAATGGTCCCGGCTTCGATCAGTGCGCCGTTTAGTTTTCCAACCGCCACAAAATCGGCCACGATCTGACCTGCTGCCGTGATCGCCGTTTCAAACGGTCCGCCGATTCCGTTACTTGAATGTCCCAGTCCGGCCAGATTCCACCGCCAGACGTTTTTCGCCGTTGCTGTTGAATCTGTATCCATGATATAGATTTCCTGCGGATTCTCTGCCGGGTATAAAAGTACATGGCCGCCGGAATTTCCGGTAATCGCCGCCGTCACGTCCTTTATAGTCTGTTCGATACGCTTCTGTATAATTTCCGCACGGGTGGCGGATTTTACGATCTGTTCTTTCTGTTCCTTCTGTGCTGCCGTGATCGCTTTTGTCAGATTTGTTTTTGGCTCTCCGATCTCTACACTGTCGAATCGCTCTTTGATGCTGTCGTATGAGTATTTAATGATCTTTGCTTTGACTTCGATTCCCAGTTTTTCGATCATGACCGTTACAGTGTCACAAATTCCGATCGTTTCAAGTGCCTGTATATTTTCATAGTCCTTTGTCTTTTTCAGATTTTGGAATGTTGCTTTGATCGATATTTTCGGTTCGTCGATTCCGCTTTCTGTATAGGCTTTTGCAACCTTGCGAAGCATTTCTTCCGATACGATCACGCCGTCTTCGAATTCGTCTGAAAAATCCATCGGCGCACACTTTAGGCGGGCGTATTTGCCCGCGTTTGGTGTGTTGATAAACTTTTCAGGAAGGGAGACGAAAACCGGATCTGGTTCTTCCGTTGCTCCTTCTTCCTTTTCCGGTGTGTAATAACAATACGGGAATATCGCCGTTATCACGTCGCCGATGTTTCTTTCCTGTTCTGCTGAAATCAGGTTCTTTCCGTACCGAATCGTCGCCCCGGTATCTGATCCGCGGGACTTATGCAGCTTCACGGTAAAATTATCAAATTGATATTCCCCGCCCCAGACGTCAAGGATCGATCCTTCTGTACCGCCCAAAATGTTTCGAACACTTAACACGTCGTCTATCTGTGTGCTGTTTCTGGTTGTGATATCCGACCACGCCGTATAGTTGTTTTCGACCACTGCCTCTTCTAAAAGCTGCGTGATCGCTTCTTGTGCGTTCTTCCCGGATATCTTCGGGCGACATACCGGATTCATGTTCAATTCATAACTGATATGTTCGGCGTAGTAGGTGTTCACGCCCCCGATCGGCTTTCCTGATTTATAGATCCTGAATAGCTGATCGTCGTCTTTGTCGTTTGGTTTAGCTTTGATTACTGCATCTTCTGTGATGTGTTCCGCCAATCGTCCTTCCTGCGGATATTGTAAAGTCAGTTCAAAAGATCCGTTTCTTTCTTCCTCTACAATGCAAGATATCGCGTCCGTCAGAAGTCCGATTCCGTTTGAATCAAATTGCGTTTCAAGGGGATCATATAGAATCGGTATCACAGGCAGCACCACCGCGGCACAATGTCAATTTTCTTTACATTGCCCGCCCAACGGATTTTATTTTCGCCCGCTGCCAGTTTTGGAAATAATGTCGTAGTCATTTTGTTATTTTGCAGCGTGTCCCCTTTGTACGCATTTAATAACGCGCTGTCTACTTCGATATAGTCTTCTATTTCCTTGAATGTATGGGCGCGGTCGTTGATGTACAACGTAACCGCACCCGCCGCGTAGATCTTCATGTACGGATAGGCCGTAAAGCCTTCGGTATTGAAAATGCTTGTCGTTTTTGTGAGTGTCAGTGTTCTTTCGCCGTCGTATGAATATTTATACGGGTGGCAAGTGAACTGTATTTCTAAGGTCCCCAGAAGTGCGGCGGCGATTTCTTCCACCGACATTTCTTCCGATACATGGGCCATTCTGTAGTAATTGCGTTCGTAACTGTCGTCAAGCCGTGCATATTGCACGGTCTGGTATAACCACGCATACACATTCCGCGCGACCATTTCAAGATCCTGATATTCTTCCGGCATAACATAGCATTTATACACCTTCTGAAAATCTTCGTATTCTTCGTTATCGATCGGATCTGTTTTATTATTCAGAATCACGTCGCCACGTCCCGGAATGTTTACTTTTTCAATAACGGGTTTGGGACGGCCGTATATGTTTTCTTTTTCGTATACTACCAGTCCCATATCAAGGGAATTTTTCCCGTTATATGTAAAACTGTTGATATTGTCGTAAAATTCATTAAGCATATACTTTGTCGTCCCTTTCCTTTAATTCCTGCGCCATTTCCATAACTTCTTCCGTCAGTTCGCGCACGTCCTGTTTTCTGTTGTTATAGAAGTTTTCTATATTCAAGCTGATTTCCTGTTTTAGCGATCCTTTCTGTCCGCCGAAGTTTCTTTCAAGTGCCGTGTTCTTTGCTGTTCCTGAAAGCGGTGTAACGATTGTTTTACCGTTTACCATTTCGACAATCTCCGGTCCCGCTTCTGCCACAATCGCGCGGCCGTTGGTTAAGATGCCACCCTTCGCCAGTCGTGGCAGGCTTAAATATCCGACATTCCCAACCGATACGCCCGGAAGACGGTTAATTAAGTTAATTGCTCCATTGATAATTCTAATCGCGGAATTGACCGTGTTTTGAATCATAGATATTACGCCATTGATCCCAGACTTAACCGCGCCGCCGATCGCGTTCGCGATAGACGTTCCCAGATTCGAAAATGTGTTTCGGATAATGCCCCACAAGCCAGAAAAAAACGATCCCCAGTTTGAAAAGACATTTTGAACCGCGTTCCATGCTGACTGAAAGATTGATCCGAACCAACTTCCGACAGATCCGAAAATATTCTGAATCCCTGACCATACCTGACCGAACCAACCCGTCACGGCTGACCAGATGCCTTTTATCGCTTCCCATGCGCCCGAAAAGTCGCCGGAAAGTACGGACTGTACAACCGAAAAAATTCCCTGTATCACAGACCAGATCATTTGAAAATACCCGGTCGCCACGTCCCAGATGGTTGTAATTGTGGTCCATGCAACTTGAAAAAATCCGCCTAAAACTGTAGCAACTACCGAAAATATGGCCTGTATATTCGACCAGATTGTTTGAAAATACAGAACAACTACGTCCCAGACGCCTTTTATAATGATCCATGCGGATTCGAAAAATCCGCCGATTATCTGCCCGACGACCGAAAAAACGGTCTGAATTCCGATCCACACATTTTGAAAATATGTAGTTGCAATGTCCCAGATCGAAGTTATCAGAAACCAAGCGATCCGAAACGGTGCTGTCAGGATTTCCACAACTACCGAAAAAGCGGTTTTGATTCCCTCTTTTATCATTTCGAAATATGGTTGTGCGGCCGCCCACGCTTCCTGAATTTTGTTCCATGCATCTTTGAAAAATTGTACGATAGCTGACAAGATTCCCTTTACTGCTTCTCTGAATGCTTCGCAATTATTCCACAGTAAAACTAATGCTGTTACAACCCCGACTATCGCTGTTATGATCCACGCCGCCGGATTTGCTAAGATTGTTGAATTCAGTATTTTTTGAGCCAGTGTCGCTCCTTCGGTTGCCACCGTCCACGCCTTTATAGCTGCCACCATTCCTTGTATCATAGTAACGACATTCCACGTCAAAAGTGCTGCGCCAATTCCCGCTATTAGCGGCAGCAATACATTTGCATGACTTACAAAGAAATTTATAAATTCTGTTATATCTGTAAGCACCTCTTTTAAAATCTCTTTCGCTTGCGGCAAATTCTCTTTTACTGTGTCAATCGTTTCTTTTGCAACCGGTCCCAACTCTTCGCCTAATGGTTTTATTAGTTCTGTTTGTATGGATCTTCCAAGCCCTTGAAATTCGCTTGCCAGATCGTCGTATCTCATTTCTTTGATTTTTTCCATTGTTCCGGCTGCATCTGACGCCGCGCCTTCCATGTTTCCCATTGCTAAGATTGCTTGTCCGCCTGTGTCTTCCCACATTGTACCGAACAATTCGACGCCGATAGTGTTCTGTTCAAGTGGATCAGATACTTTTCCCAGTGCTTCGAAAGTGTCCTGCATTGCTTTTTTTGCCGCTTCGCCACCTTCTCCGAACGCTTTCTTTGTTGCGTCTACGTCCATTCCCAATTCTTTAAAAGCATTGTCCGCCGTTCCGTCTTTTACTCTGATAGAAAATTCGTTTACTGCGTCGCCTAATTTGTCGATATCGAAAACGCCTGCTTCCGCTCCATTTTTGAACATATTGAACATATCCGAAGCTGAAAGTCCCATTTGTGCGAATTTTGGGCCGTATTCATTTATCGAATCCAGTAGATTATCGTTTTTGTTTAGCCCGTTTTGTGCGCCCTGTGCCACAAGGTCGAACGCTTCTTCGGAAGACAACCCAAATTGCGTCATTAACTGATTTACTGCCCGCATAGATTCTCCGACGTCCATATCGAAGGTGTCCCGGAGTGTGAATGCGCTTTCCGCCATTTCTTGTAATTTCGACGGATCCATTTCGCCTGTCTGCTGCACGATTACGCCCATAGCTTCGCCGACTTCCTGAATATCTTCGCCGTAATTATTTTCATACACGGCCGCCATTGCTTTATCCAGTCCGTCTATTTTGTCTGCTGCCGCACCTGTTGATGTCGTAAGCGTGTTTAATGCCTGATCGTATTCACTTTCAAACTTCAAACTATACGTTCCGGCTGCCACCATTGCCGCTCCGGCCGCTTTCATTCCGGTTTCTACTGCTTCGCCGGCCGCTTCCATTTTGTCTTTGAATTCGTCGGCGCGTTCCGATACTTTCTCAATATCTTCTTCTCTCTTTCCGACGTCTTTCAATGCTTGTGCGGTTTCTTTGGCTTCTTTTTCCGCCGCGTCTAATTCATTCGAAACCTTGATGATTTCTCTTTGCAATGCCCGGTATTGTTCTTCTGATACTTCGCCGCGTTCGAACTGCTTCTGAACCTGTTTTTCAGCTTCTTTCAAAATATCCAGTTTTTCAGACGTCCCGGCGACCGCTTTTGATAGAAGTTCCTGTTTTTGCGCTAATAATTCTGTATTTTTCGGATCTAATTTCAGTAATTTGTTTACTTCTCTTAATTCCGTTTGTGTGGTTCTTACGGTTTTGTTAGCCCCTTGCATGGCTTTATCTAGCTTCGTAGTATCTCCGCCGATTTCGATTGTAATTCCGGCGATTTTGCTTCTTGCCATTTATTCTCCCCCTTTCTTTCCGAATTTTTCTCGCAACTGCTGCCGATCCGGCTTCGTCTGCGTCATTCTCCAACAATTTTCAAGGTATTCTCGCCCTGATTCCGTCTGCGAATTGAAGTAAATTACCGATTCCCGCGCCATGAACAAATAAACGTCAAGATCTAATTCTTCCACTTCCCAAAAATTAAGCCCCATGTATTTCGCTACCATTTTTTCGGCGTTTGTTTTTGGTTTGTAATGAATTTCCTTTGCGTTCGGATCGTCATAGAACGGTATAATTAGTTTGGGTCTGCTTTTACTCCTTTTACGAAGTTCATAAACCCTTTTATAAATTCGCCCATTTCTTCTGTGTCGTAATTGTCAGTCATGTATTTCATTGTGATTTTTTCTTTATTCAGGTTGTTTGACAGCACTTCCGCGCATATTGCGCCTAGTGTATCCATCGTGTCTGCTACCGACATTTCTTCCAGGTCCATTTCCTGTGCTGCCGTAATTTTTTCAAATGTTTTTTTCATCGGCATTTTTACAACCAGTTCTCTACCGTCTTTTAATGTCGTTTTAAAAAAACTTCTCTGGATTTTATTAAAATCAAAATTCATGTTCGCCATTGTCTTTTCTCCTTCTGAAAAAGGCGGCGTTTTTGTCTATACGCCGCCTTGTGATCGTTTTATCTGTTTTATTTATCTGCGACCGGTTTCTGTTCGGTTGTATCGCTCAAACTCTGTGTATCTTCCAGAACTTCTTCTTCGTAGTGAATCAGCGTTCCTTCCTTGTCCTGCGGTAACGCCGTGAATTCCGCATCCACGACTGTTTCTTTGTCGTTTGCGAACGCAAGGGAAAAACCGGCCTGATTGTTTCCGACAATCATTACCCAGATATCGCCATCTACCGGATCTTCGTGGTGGAAACAAATTACATATTTCTTTCTGCCCTGATTGTTTCCGCCGCCGACCTTTACGATTCTTCTTTTCTTTTTGGTTGAAGTCTTTTCCGCATAGCTTACACGTGCGGTATCGCAAATCTTTTCAAGCGTGTTTCCGCAAAATGTCATTAAGCCGCTTTTCATTGTGGCTTCTTCGTCTGTGATAACTGTTTTCTGGATCTTTCTTGTGTCGTCCTTTGCCGTGTAATAACTCGGCTTGTACTCAATGGTTGCGCCGCCCTGAATGTATGAAATCTGATTTTCATCTGTGCAAATTTCATCAACCGACGGCAGATTTCCGTCGAATAATTTCATATGGACGTTTCCAGATCCCAGAATGATTCTTTCTGTCTCTGCCATTTCTATTTCCTGCCTTTCTTCTGCGTGATATTGAATTCATACGCCGTCTGAACCATGTTTTCAGAAGTGATCTCCGTCTGATATTTTCTGAACGGCAGATCGGAAAGAACTTCTTCTTCGATCCGTCCTTCCAGTGATTCGTCCGGCGTTCTGTCTGTGTACAGTTCTATTGATCCGTCAATTTCCCGGATTGTGTTCTTGTTATCGTCGCCCCTCTGGTCTTCGCTAACTAGATAGACTATATACGGCGGATCTGGGATCTGCTTTTTCGCTGTCTTCTTCCATGCGTTCTTCGTGATCGGAAGCCCGATCGCCGTTGCTCTTTTGATGATTTCTTCAATCGTCGGCATGTTATCCCCCTAACTTATCCTCGATATAGTCTGTCGCTGCCTTTTCTGCCTTTTCTTCCGCGCTGTCGATATGCGGATAGGCTTTGACGCGCCCGCCGTTTCTGCTTGCGTGTCCGTTCTGTAAAAGGTGTGTTAATTGATAATGTTTTTTGTTGTGTACTGAATAACTTTCTGTTCCGGTTATCCTTCCGGCTCTGCTGTCTCTTTGCGTTACGTCCCAGTCCTTCGTATACTTCCCGGTGCGCTCCTTGTACGGTCCGCCCTGTAAAAGAACTTTCTTCCCTTCTTCTGCTCCCGCTTTGTATGCTTCGTTTAGAACCGGGTTGCACGTGTCTTCTTGCCAGTTTTTCAGTTCTTCTTGTACCGCGTCGGAAAGCCCGTCAATGTCGATCTTTACTTTCATACATTGCCCGCCCTTTCTCCGGCGTACAGTTCGATCTTTCCGTCGTCCTTCGGGCCGTAACTTCGGTATATCGTCAGGCGGCGACCGTTGTATTCAACTTCCTGTTCGTCGTTGTACTCATTGCCCCATACGTTGAACTTATGGCGGGCTTTCATGCCCTTTTGTCCTGCTGCCACAAATTCATCACGCCCGATCGGTTCAACGGTTGCGATCACGCCGTTTTTGACGTCTTCTTCTTTGGTTTCGCCCGGTTCAACCAGTGTGATATATGCGTCTATTTGTAGTCGCCCCCTTTGATTCTGGTTAAATGCATATCGTAGGCCGCTAACCATTTGTCGTGGTATGCGTCCATTCCGTAATATGCTTTGACATACGCAAGGACGGCCCCAATGATTAACGGATCTTCCGGGGCTTTCAGATACTTTTCTTCGTTTACCCCGATTCTTTTCAGGTCTGCCAGTACGAAATCAACGTGGGTTTTCACGTCTTCGTCTAATGCATCATTTGAAAGTTTTCGGACGCGCAATTTTGCCGCGTCCACAAGTTCGTTATACGTCATTGTTTAGCCGTCCTTTCTGTTTCTTATTTTCCTGCTTCCGGTCGTTTCACGCGGATAAATCCGTTATATGCGGCAACCGCACC